CTTATTTCTCTGAGCTAATTTCTAGCTCAAAACAATCAACTTAGTTATGAGTTTCGAAAGAAGCTCAAGAACCAAAGAAAGGAGGTTTCTATGAAAGAAACCAAGTTACCTCAAAGCATGCGTGAAGTAGTATCACGCAACAATGGCTTGAAGCGGTACCTGAGCGGCCTTTCCGAAGGGAGAGACGCTACGCCGCGGTCAAGTCTGTACAACTTACCGGGTAAAACCCAACTTCTCGAACCTGACGAGATTCTAGCTCGTTGGAAGGAGCAGCTTTCTGTCCTGGAAAGTGGAGACTCCTATGAGAAGGAAGTATTCCAGTTTGATTCTCATCAGCTGGAGAAGTGGGGCCCGCAGGGAGAGATCGCTCCGATCTCTGAGCTCATGGACGACATCGTGAAACCGACGTTCCTCGCGTCGGGCAAAGAGCCACGAGCGTTCAAATCCCAGGAGTGGCAGCAAGCTAAACGAATGGTGGAGAAATTTCTTCACAATTCAGGGTGTGTTGGCTTGGCTCCAGTGCCCTACAAGCGTGTAGTTGACGACATGCGCGCTCGAGACACCCTCGAATCTAATTCAGGATGGCCTCTGTTCACCCGCAGAAATAAGCCTGAAGTCGTCGCACAGTCTATCCGGGAGGCTGAGAATGGTCTATGGAAAACGTATCCTGCCATAGCGCTATTCAGGAACTACAATCGCAAAACTCGTTTGGTTTGGATGTTCCCAATGAGTGCGAACCTGGTGGAAGGCTCCTTCTTCCAGCCGTTGCAATCACTGCTGATGAATACAGGCTATCAGCCAACGGCAACGTTCCTGAGTCCGTGGAAGGGATTCGAACAAGTTCGAGAGCAGATAACTTATGCGTATGGTAAGAAATCTGGTCTTTACCTGTATGCCTCGGACTTTTCATCTACGGACGCTCACTTTCAGCTGAGTACTTCGATGGAGGTATGCGATGTGCTAGAAACATGCTTTCAGCCGAGGTACCGTGAAGCGTTACGAGAGTCTATCTCTTACATGCATACGATACCGCTGGTTACCGGACCAGATGGTATGATTACGGGTGAACACGGAGTATCCTCAGGCTCGAACTGGACTAACTTTATCGAGACCATCTTCGACTGGATACTCGCGCACTACGTTGACCTTTGTACAGAAGGTGAAATGTTCGGGTTTTATGCAATTGGCGACGACATGACGTGGTGCAACGCTAAATTCTCTCCGGAGTTCCCTGAAGCAATAAGCAACTTTGGGGAGCTAGTGGGACAGGAAATTAACGCCGATAAAGTGTCGTGCGACTCTGACAAAGTCGTATCGTTACAGCGCCTGTTCCAGCGTGGTTGGTTCAGACCAGATAGGGAGATTAGAGCTGTATATCCTACCATTCGAGCTCTAAAATCGTTAGTCTACCCTGAAAGGTTCCACAAGCCTGAACTCTGGTCTAAGGACATGGAGGCAATCCGTAACTACATGATCCTCGAGAACTGTGTTGACCACCCTCTCTTCACTGAGCTGTGCAGATTTGTGGCTGATGGGGATCCTAATATGATTAGGTTCGCGAAGATGTCCAGTCGTCATCAGGAACAGCTCTTCGGGCAGTCAAAACTCATACCCGGCTTGAATCCTACGTACAATCAGGAGAAAAGGAACTCAAGCATATCACAGTTTACGTCAGTGAATCTGGTTCGTACAATCTTGTGATAGTGAGGGAGAGCG